TATGTTTTGGGCTGACGGTAGTCGTACCGGATACCCATACGCACACCCGGCAACAAGGCATACCCTGCTACAGGAAATCGCGCGCAAGGATATCCACGACGACGCCGCTAATATCCACGGGATCCCGCGAAAGGATAACGTCATCAAAAAGGTCAAGCACGTCGGAAGAGTACAAACCGTAACGCTCGTAGCAAAAACTGAAGAAATCGTCCTCACTGATGGTTTCCTCGACAACAATCTTTTGACGGATGTTGTGTAAGGTAACACCAGCAGTTCGGGCGTTCCAGCTGATATCCACTGCGTCCTTGGCTTTTTCTTTGTCTCGCACTTCCGCAAATTCAAACGAGAACCTTTTTAAAAACATATCCCTAACGGGAGGTAGATGTCGAAACTCGTAAGCGTAACCCACAGACTTGCCAGCCATATACCCGGCGTTGCTCAATCCTTCATTGTTATTTGCTCTCATATTGAAACGCGCAATGGCCTTGCCCAAGATGGGGACCGTAAGGTGCATGCCATTGCTTCTGGGAACAAAAAACTTTGAAAGGAAAGAACACTCAAACAATGTGCCGCGTCGAAAAGCCTTACATTCCATCCTAGCCTCACTAGCAATGGAAATGTAAGTTTTACAAGCATATCGTTTCAGACCGTGTATTTTGGCGAGCATGTCATCGCCCAAGATCATTGCTGCACTCTTCGTTGCTCGCGTGGCTCGCAAAAAAGAGAACAGTATAATGCCGTTCCACAAAGTATTTCTGAATGTCGTGTCAGTTGCACCTGTAGGAAGCATGTGCTCCAACTGCGCCTGAACCCCGTGTGTTTGTGATTTGACAGTGAATTTACCCGTCTTCAGATGAAGGCGAATAAACCACTCTGGACACCCGAGGAGACGCATCATGGATACTTCAAACAGCAGAACATCGCGACATTGTGTTTTGTCATTCGATGAGAAATCGGTTTCGATCCACTCCGGTTTATTGTCAGTTCCATCATGGTTTTCCAAATATTCCGTGTAATCAGTCGGAACTTTCTTGTAACTCGTTCTGAATTGGTACGGGCCTGACCTACTTTCAAGAAGTAAATCAAACCTACGCATCAACTCATTGAAAATTGGCCCTGAAATCGCGTTATAAAGGTCGGTACCTTTAAAGATAACACGAGGTGCCCAGTTGGGCTTGTGTTCGACAAGTAAAGCTTCAATTTTCACAAAGACGTCCTTGCGGGCATAGTCACTCAAATTGGCAGCGACCATACCTTCAAGGGCTTTGTCCATCCTTTGACGCTTTTCTACGCCGAACTTGGCGAGCCAGTCTTCATAAAGTTGCAAGCTCCATTCAAACTGATCAAACGAATTTTTTCCTTCAAACAAATAGTCATAGAACAAACGACAATCGTGAACAATGCGAGCCGAAACTCTGCCATCGTTATGATAGTTGCATCTCTTGCGAAATGCAGCTACAAAATTAGAATAGCCGTTGTCCGGAACCACAGGATGAAGGTTGGATAACAATGGACCCATCTGCTGAACTCGCTTCCCGGAATCTTGAAAGGCATCCGGAACGCGAAAATTTGCTCCTTTTATTGGTTTAATGTAAGGATTTGCAACAGAATGGTATTCATGAT